TCCAGCGCGGACGAGCCGGACGGCATCAGGCTGCTGTTGCTCATGTCAGCACCTCGTCAGCCGCCACCGAAATGTCCGTGCCGGTGCAGTTACCCGCTGCCGTGCGGTCCAGGATGATGTCCGCCGCCGGTTCGAGCATCTCCACCCAGTCCACGCCGGGCACGCGCAGCACCGCCCCGTAGGACTCGCGGCGCACGCTGCGGCCCAGCTTTTTCTGCTCGGTGAGGTAAGCGGCCAGCTGCGCGTTTGCCGCCTCCAGGCAGGGACCGGCCGCCACGCCATCAAACAGGTGCAACTTTGCCTTCACGCTGTAGTCATGAATGGCCGCGCCCTGCACGGTTACGCGGTCCGCTACGGGCCGCACGCTTTCGGCGTTCAGCGCGGTGTTCACTGTAGCCAGCAAATCCGCCGCCGCTTCTCCGTTGCCTTCGCGGCTCAGGACGGTGATCAGCACGCTGGCCGGTGACGGGCTGGTTGCCGACACGTCCTGGACGCGGCCGTCCGCGCTCTTTGCGTGAAACTCATAGGCCGCCGTCGGTCCGGCCACGCTCAGCCCCTCAAACGCCTCCGGCACGCGCACGCGCAGGGCATCGTCGGTTTCCATCACGGCATCGACCGGCGGCACCGCGTCAGGGTCAGCCGGGGTCACGGTCAGGCGCTGGACGTTATAGCTTGCGGCCAGCTGGTCCAGATCGCTGCCGAGCGCGTACGCCACCATGACCGCCTGTGCCGCCTCGTTGATGCGCTGGCGCAGCAGGATTTCCCGGTAGGTATTTTCCTGCAGCGTCTTCACCATCGGATCGGACTCCAGCGCCAGCACCCGACGCACCGCCGCCTGCTCCTCTGCCGGGTAGAGCGCGATCAGCGCCTCTTTGCGCTCGGCCAGCAGGGTTTCAAAGTCCGGCACCTCAATCACTTCAGGCGCGGGCAGCTGGGAAAGGTCAATTACTGCCACTGTTCACCCCCGTTGAAACAGACATGGCAACCGGCGAGCCGTCATCCCGCTGGCCGGTCAGTTCAACCACCATTGAGCCGTCAAAGGCGCTGGTAATGTTGACGGTATTCAGCCTGATGCGCGGCTCCCAGCGGCTTAGCGCGGTATACACCGCCGCCATCACCTGCAGGCGGATCACGTCGTTCTGCGGCTGGTCAATCAGCACCGACAGCAGCGAGCCGTAATCCCGGCGCTGCAGGCGGCTGCCTTCCGGCGTCATCAGGATGTCCCGCACGCTCTGGCGGATATGGTCGATGTCGGTGATCGCCTCGCCGGTGTCGCGGTTCATGCCGAGATACATCATTGCGGACCTCCTGACATATCGCTGCCGGACTTCACGCCGCCGTGCTGATGGGTATGCACCACGACGCCGTTTGAACTCATGCCGCCGCCGCCCTGCGTCACCGCACCGTTCATCACGGTTTCGCTGTTGATCCGGGTCTGGTCAGCATCCACGCCAAACTGCTCAGTGATGAGCTGGATCCCGTCGGCCGCCTCTATGCGCACGCTTTTGATGTTCTTTATCAGCAGCTGGCCGGTTTCAGGCTCGTACTGAAACCAGCCGCCGTCCTTAAACTCGGTCGTCGCGCCGTTTTCTGAGTAGTCCGGCGGCGGAAAGGCGTCGGAATAGATAGCGGGCAGCGCAAAGGCGGTTTCGAGATTGCCGCCCAGGCTTAGCAGCACAACCTGCTCGCCGACGGTGGGTTTCCACCATGTGCGGGTGCTGCCGGCGCGCGTGGTGAGCCAGTTAATCCAGTTGGTTTCGATGTCGCCCGTTTTCACCCGGCACAGCCAGTTCACCGGATCCACCTCGGACACGGTGCCGGTGCGGATCAGGTTGGTGATAAGGCGCATGATTTCGGTCAGTTTTTCGTTCATGCATGAAAGATGCCTTCAAAATTGAAAGCATTCATTGACATGGTATTGTGTGAAGCATTACACAAATTCACTATAAGGCAGGTCTGCTATGTCTTTTTATAAATACGTCAGCATCGAAACACTTGAGAAAATCCTAGCTGGCAGTATTCGCCTTACACAGCCAGGCGCTTTTAACGATCCTTTTGAGCTTGCTGTTGAAGTATATAATCCTCACTTAGGGATGAAGGGTAATATTGAGTTGCGTTTTGATGTTCTTTCTCCAGCCAGAGATATAAAGCAATATTTATTGCCCTCAGAATTTACTGACGACAACTGCAACGATATTTACGCAAGAGAGTTAAGAAGGAAAATAGATAGCGCGGTAGGTATGTTGTGCTTAACTAAAAATGAAAGCTCTCATTTGATGTGGGCGCACTATGCATGTGAGTATTCAGGCGCTGTGATTGAGTTTGACGAGACACACGATTTTTTTCAAGGCGCATTTCAAATTGAATATATTGAAAACAGACCTAAGTTCCACATGGATTACTTCCTTAGCGGTGAGCCTCTACCAATTTCAGAAATATGCTTGAAGTCACAAGAGTGGCGCTATGAAAAGGAATGGCGTTTAGCCCGCGCATTAAGTGATTGCAAAAAAACCAGAACCTCAACGAATAAATATGACATTTACACAATGGGCATACCTCTAGAAGCAATAAAATGTGTAACTCTAGGCGAGCGTTGCAAGCTTGACGATGCAAGAAAAACTTATCATAAATTAAAGAATACTTCAGTGGCGCTTAAAATTGCAGCTCTAGCAAACTGGAACTATGAGTTCAGGGAAGAGCTGATAAAGTTGAATGTACCAATTAGTGAAATGGCTCCTTTTATTAGTCCATACACCGCAGATATTTTTCTCGATGAAAAAGGGATGACAGGCGATTTAGCTCGATGGGCTAAAAAAAAGCATCCTTTAAGCAAGGTAGTTAAGTGGCGTTTATGAAGTTAAGTTTCATTTAACCAGCGCAGCAGGATGTCGCGCACTGAGCTTTCAACCTCGCTATTTAAACCCAGCAGCGGGCGCTCCGCATATTTGACCATCGTGCCGCGCCGGTTTACCCGGTCGCGCAGGCCGTAGTGATGCACGCGGGCCAGCTTCTGCACGGCAGGCGCGAAGTCTATTTCGGCCTGATCGGCGCTGGCCTGCGCCTTCAGGTATTTTGTGGTTTTGAGCTTCGCAAACATCTTGCGCCGGATCCGGCCGGGCTTGGTTTGGGCCGTGGCGCGGCGGGGTTCCCATGCGGTGCCGTCCGGGGCGCGCTGCGCTGTCATATTCGCCTGCTGAATACGGCGCACGTCGCGCGCGACCTCGCGCAGCATCCTTTTTCTGGCCGACGGTTCAAGCTGCGCCAGCAGCGCATCCAGCCAGGCGTCAACCTCATGCAGCTCAGCCATGGCGCGCCGTCCAGAACTCCTCCGGTACGTCCGGCTCCGGTACGGCCTCGACCGTCATTTTCCCGTCTACCTCCCGCGCCAGCACCCGCTCGGTCAGCTTCAGGTTCATGCTGATGTCGCAGCGGTCATTGCCGAGGATGTCGGCCTCAAAGGTGAATAGCTTTTCCCGCTCGCCGGGGTTCTGCAGGGCGTCCGGCTGATTTTGCCGCAGCCAGAACATTACCGGGGCCATCAGCAGGTTCTGGTCGCCGGTAAAGTCGGTAATCACTACGTTCAGGGTGTAGCGGTATTCCCATGAGATCGACGCGGCGGATGTGGCGACCAGCGCGCCGTTATCCACGAACAGGTGTAGCCGGTCGGGATTGTCCGCCACGTAGGGCACGGCTTTATTCAGGGCGCTTCGCAAGGACTGCGGCTTGTTCATCGTCTTTTTCCTGACAGCTGATAATGGTATCGACTTTGTCCGCGCACGCCGCCCAGGCGGCCTCGGTTTCATCCAGCAGGGCGTTCAGGTCGCCGTTACTTCGCGGCGAGGCCGGGTCCAGCTGGCAGCGGGTGATTTTGGGACAGCCACTCACGGTAAGATTCACCTCCGGCGAGGGCCGGTCGCTGGCGCAGCCGGACAACAGGATCAGGCAGAGGGGAATCAGCCCAGCGGCGCAGGTCTTCATTTTCACGTTTAAGCTCCTCAATGGTGCGTTGCCGGTCGCGCAGCAGCCTGCCGTTTTGCTCGGCGGCGGCATAAAGCTGCGTCTGCGCCTGGCTGTTCGTCTGCGTAAGAATGTTCAGGGCGATCAGCTGGCCGTTCTTCTGCGACAGCTTTTTGCCCTGGTCCGCAATCGCCGCCTGCTGCGTGCTGATGGTGTGGTGCGCATTGCTGAGCCGCCATGACTGCACGCCGAGCGCGGCCAGCATGAGAAGGGCAAGCGCTGCTGCCAGCAGCACCCGCTTCATGCGCCCGCTCCCCTGAGACACCACGCCATTTCACGCTGACGGCGGTTATCCAGCCCCTGATTAAATACGCCTTTGACGTACACCCAGCGCGGCAGCTGTCCGCAGGCCTCACGCCATCGCCCCTGTTTCAGCAGCGCCACCATGGTCGAGCCGCAGGCGTTGCCGGTGCCGACGTTGAACGCCAGCGACACCAGCGCGTCATAAACCTGCTGCGGCATTGATACCGCCACGCAGCGCGCCAGTGCCGCCTCGACGCGTAACACGTTGGTGATGAAGTTGCCCGCCGCCTGCCGCTCGGTGATGGTTTTCCCCGGCACCACGCCGCGCGTGTTGCCGATCCCGTCGGTCCAGACGCCAGCGCTGCACTGGTACGGCTGCAGGCGGCAGCCCTCATAGTCCGCGATGAGCTTCAGCCCCTCCACGGAGGTGTGCAGCTGCTGAAAGCCGGGCAGCGTGGCGGCGAGAGCCAGCACCACGCCCACGGCGCAGCGCTTAACGGTTTGCAGATTCATACTCCTCCCGCGTGATGCGCCCGCTTGCCAGCAGCAGGTAGGTTTTGTGCTTGTAGTACCAGCTGATAAGCGCCATCAGCAGGCCGATGAAGACACCGGCCACGGTGGAAACGTCCTTCAGATCCAGCCCACCCAGCCACGCCATCACTACCGCCACGCACCAGGTGATAAAGGTGCTGATTTTTTCCCACATGTTTCAGTCCCAAAGCTGGACGGCCTGCACGGTTGCCGTCGTTGTCACGTCCGGCAGCTCCACTTCCAGCCCGTGCGGCAGGATGGGGCCATGCTCAGACAGCCCCGGATTCGCCCGTATAACCTGCTCGGTCATGCCCTGCGTGCGCCCGTAGTGACGCCAGCAGATCGCGTCCACCGTGTCGTACTGCTGCGCACGCACTTTCATCAGATAAGCTCCACGGTGCTGTGCGGCAGGTTCTGCACGCGGCTGATGGCCCAGCGCGCATCCCGCCACAGGTCGCCGGTCGTGTCGGCCAGCTCCTCGCCGCGCTTCGCCGCAGCGGCGGTCGCGTCAAAGTCCTGGTAGCGCTCGTTAAGCACCGCACGGGTCCAGCACCACACCGCGTTGAAGTAGTGATGCAGGCGCACGCTCTCACCGGCCAGCTTTTCCGCTGGCACGTCGGCCAGGGTGTTAAACCCGCGCAGCTCCTGTCGCTCGCGCCATGAATAAAGCTCGGTATTGACCTCCGCCATCGCGGTGAGCACCACCTGCTTTAAGCGCTCCGGCGTCACGGTGCCGTCTACGCGCATTGCGGCTCTGAACTTCCCCAGATCGACGTCCGGCCAGAACGAGTTGTTGGGGATAATTTCCGGCGTTCCCGTCGCCTTCTGCGGCGCTACAAATTCCATAGCCTTGATACTCCTGAAAAGGTTGGGCGGTGGACGGGGTTTTGATAAGGCTCAGCCTGTCGCCACCCCGTGCCGCCCCGCGCGTGGGCACGTCCGGTTATCAGCTGGCGTTGCGGATTTTCCGCTCCAGCTGCTCAATGTCTTTTTTCACGCCGCAGCGCTCGTCGAGCTGCAGCGCCTGCTTAAGATGATTCAGGGCCATCTGGGGCTGGCTGCCGGTGAGCACGTAGCCGATGGACTTGTGCAGGCGGGCGCGCGACTGGTCCGGCATATCCAGCCCGTCGGTTGCCTCCAGCGTCTGCATCAGCAGGGCAGGATCAAAGTCGCTTTCTGCCATTAGGGCATTTTTAGCGGCGTCGGCCATCTCTTCGGCCAGCAGGGTCTGCACGTTGCGGTTAAACCCCTGCGGCATAGACCAGCCGTGCTTAAGGGCGTGGCGGCCAACGGCCAGCGCTCCGGCATAATCCCCGGCGTCAATGCGCCACAGCATCACGAACATCAGCACGTCATCCTGCTGCGCGCCGTCGGCGGCCAGCACGCCGTCTACCCAGGCGGCATATTTCGGCAGCACTTCTACCTTGATTTCGGCTTTTTTGACGTTGGACTGAATGCCCTTGAGGCGGCGGCGGTCTTCACCCAGCTGCATCAGCATCAGCTCGTAGCCGTTCGCGTGCCGGGCAGAGCCGCCCGTGCGGGCGGCCTGCTCAGCCTGAACGCGCAGGCGGTGCTGCCGTGCGGGACTCAGGCTCATGGTTTACGCTCCGGCACCGGCATCAGCAGGCGCGCTAAAGTCGCCGATGGTGATGTTTTCGATCAGCGCGGCGCAGCGGTAATCCTCCACCACGTACGCCTCGTTAACCGACTCGTAGTTCTCGATGCGGTCGCGCTTCGGATTGTCGATAACCGAGCGGCGGCGGGTGTCCTCCTGCCAGTAAATCGACAGGTTATCCAGACGGGTGATCAGCAGGGCATTAGCCGGGAAGTACGGCGCGCGCACCGCCTGCAGGCCGCCCATGCGTTTCTGGCTGATGATGAGATCGGCGGCCAGCTTTTCGGTATTGGCCTGCTCGTTGTTGACCAGCGGGAAATACTTGTCAGACAGCAGCTCGCGCCCGCAGATAACCACCATTTCGTCATCGTCCTGGAAGATGGGATCGATAAGCTCGTTAACCGCATCCATGACCAGCGCGTCCAGGTTGAGATATGCGCCACCTTTGCCGACCTTCACCGATCCGGCGGTGGTTTCGCCGTCTTTAGTCGTGCTGCCCATCACGTTGTCCGGGGCGTCTTCGCGCAGCTTCTGCAGCCAGCCTTTGTTGACGTCCTGCAGCAGCGGGTTCTCTGCGCGGTTAGAGGTTTTGGCGCGCTTCACGCCGTTAAAGCCGATCATGATGCGGTCCAGCGCCTGGCGCTTCACGATGGCGTCGCGGATGCGGGTCTGGAAGTCCTGAAACTTCGCCCACATGTCCAGCTTCGCGTAGGTAATGGCCGTGTCGAAGTTGGTCTGCTCGCACTTGTACTCGGTGTCGGTCATCGCCGTTGGATCGGTCGGTTCGCGGTCCTTAGAGCTGGTATCGGTGGTGCCCGCGATGGTGCTGCCGACGCCGAGGCCCAGCAGCTGACCGGACTGTTCAGATACGGCGATAACGTTAACCAGCGTCAGAAACGCGGTGCTCTGCTGGATGGTGTCCTCCAGCGTCTGCGCCACGGACGGCTCCACGCTGAACTTGCTGGAAAGCTCCGCAATCTCCACGGAATAGATGCGCGCCAGCTGGCTCAGGTAGGCGTTAAAGGCAAAACGGGTCTGTTTTTTCATGGGGTGTACTGCTCCTTAGCAGTTGGTCAGGTTAGCGGCCGGCGCATCGCCGCCCGGTACGCGCTGGCGGTAGTCGGGGCGGCTGTCTGCGCGCTCCAGCTGCTCTTTGAGTTCGTTAAAGGCTTCCTTCTGCGCCGACAGATCATCCAGCTGCGACTGCAGGCTGCTTTCCAGCTGGCTCAGGCGCTCGGCCTGCTCGCCCAGCGCCCTGTCGGTGCGGGTGCCATAGTTCTGCTGCTCGCTGGCAATCAGTTCGACCGCCTGATGCACGTCGCTGAAACGGTCGTCATCGGTCTGCTTTTGTTTGGCAAACATCGCCCTGATGCGGGTAAACAGGGCGGGCTTTTCCTCCGGCACCTCTTCCAGCTCGATCACGGTTTCGGTGGCGGCGGTAAAGAGGTTGTCCGGGTGCTGTTTGCGGTTTGCCAGCGGGTTCTTTTCCGCCGACGCGCTGAACGCCAGCATTTCGGTGCCGAGGCTCGCCGGATCGTCAGTGACAGCCAGGCCAATAAGATATGGCGCATCGGTGTCGGCAAACTTCAGGCTGATTTCCATTGAGGTAAACAGCTTTTGCATTTTGCCGGTCATATCGATCAGGTCATCAGAAGGGGTAATCGTGGCGAACAGGCCGAGCTTGCCCTTCAGCATCCCGTCCTGGACCTCTTCAGTGTCCAGCGCATCCACTACGCCGAAACGACGGAACGGGCTGTCAGGCGTATAGCCCTTGATATGCTCCATGTTGATGACGGCGGTATACACAGCCGGGTCGTAATTTGCCGCCATCTGCTCAAGCCAGCTGCGCTCGATGTTGCGCCCGTCCGTGGTGGCACCTTCCACCCCGATGCGGAAACGCTTCGCTTTCTTTGCCATTGTTCAGGCTCCGGTTAGAAAAACTCTGTGAGGCCTTATGTTTGCGGCGGGAGGGGTATCGAAACAACGCGGGGCCTTTGTGCGGAAAACCACACAATGAGGGGCGGCGGAAAAGGGACCGCCGGGGCCGTATTTTGGGGCCATGACAACGACACTCGCCCCCGAAGACCTCGATCCCCGCAGGCAGGCCTTGCTCCTGTACTTTCAGGGATACCGTATCGCCCGCATTGCTGAAATGCTGGGAGAGAAACCCGCAACCGTTCACAGCTGGAAGAAGCGCGACAAGTGGAACGACTACGGCCCGCTTGACCAGATGCAGCTCACCACCGCCGCGCGCTACTGCCAGCTGGTTATGAAGGAGACGAAAGAAGGGAAGGACTACAAGGAAATTGACCTGCTGGCGCGCCAGTCCGAGCGCCACGCCCGCATCGGCAAGTTCAGCAACGGCGGGAACGAGGCGGACCTTAACCCGAAGGTGGCAAACCGAAACAGCGGCCCCCGCAAGCCACCGGAAAAAAACGTATTCAGCGACGAACAGATCGAGAAGCTGCAGGANATTTTCCACNGCTCGATGTTNGGCTANCAGCGCCAGTGGTGGGATGCGGGCAACAAGCACCGCATNCGCAACGTGCTTAAATCCCGTCAGATCGGCGCGACGTTTTATTTTGCCCGCGAGGCGCTGATCGATGCCCTGACCACCGGGCGCAACCAGATTTTTCTTTCAGCCAGCAAGGCGCAGGCGCACGTCTTCAAGCAGTACATCATGGAGTTCGCCAAAGAGGTGGATGTAGAGCTGAAAGGCGACCCGATGACGCTCAGCAACGGCGCATGCCTGTACTTCCTTGGCACCAACGCCCGCACCGCGCAGAGCTACCACGGCAATCTCTACCTGGATGAATACTTCTGGATCCCGAAGTTTCAGGAGCTGCGCAAGGTGGCGTCCGGCATGGCCCTGCACAAGAAATGGCGGCAGACCTACTTTTCCACCCCGTCCAGCCTGACCCACAGCGCCTATCCGTTCTGGTCCGGCGCGCTCTTCAACCGTGGGCGCGTTAAGGCGGACCGCGTGGACATCGACCTGACCCACGGCAACCTGTCACCGGGCCGCTTCTGCGATGACGGCCAGTTTCGCCAGATTGTCACGGTTGAGGACGCCGTGCGCGGCGGTTGTAACCTGTTCGACCTCGCTCAGCTGCGCCTGGAGTACAGCCCGCCGGAATACCAGAACCTGCTGATGTGTGAGTTCGTGGACGATCTGGCGTCCGTGTTCCCGCTGCAGCTGCTGCAGAAGTGCATGGTAGACAGCTGGGAAGTCTGGAACGACTTCGAGGCGCTGGCGCTGCGCCCGTTCGGCTGGCGTGAGGTCTGGATCGGTTATGACCCGGCGAAGGGGACGCAGAACGGCGACAGCGCCGGATGCGTGGTTATCGCGCCGCCCGCCGTGCCGGGCGGTAAGTTCCGCATTCTGGAGCGGCACCAGTGGCGGGGCATGGACTTTCGCGCGCAGGCCGAGTCCATCAAAAAGCTGACCCAGCAATATAACGTCACCTATATCGGCATCGACTCCACGGGCGTCGGCCTCGGCGTCTATGAAAACGTGAAAATGTTTTTCCCGGCGGTGAAAGAATTTGTCTACAACCCGAACGTGAAAAACGCCCTGGTGCTGAAGGCGTACGACATCATCAGCAGCGGACGTATGGAGTTCGACGCCGGGCACCTCGACATCGCGCAGTCATTCATGGCCATCCGTCGCGCCACCACGGCCAGCGGCAACCGCCCGACCTACGAAGCCAGTCGCAGCGAAGAGGCAAGCCACGCCGATCTCGCCTGGGCGACGATGCACGCGCTGGCAAACGAACCGCTGCAGGGCGAAGCCGCCCACAGCCGCAACATTATGGAGATTTACTGATGAGCAAACGCAGGAACCGCACGCGCACCCAGCCCGTGCAGCAGCAGATGACCGGAGGCGCGGCGGCAGAGGCTTTTACCTTCGGCGACCCGGTGCCGGTACTGGACCGCCGCGAGCTGCTCGACTACGTGGAGTGCGTCATTAACGATCGCTGGTATGAACCGCCGGTCAGCTTTGACGGGCTGGCGCGCACGTTCCGCGCGGCCGTGCATCACAGCTCGCCGCTCAACGTGAAGCGCAACATCCTGACCAGCTCGTTTATCCCGCATAAGCTGCTGAGTCAGCAGGCCTTCAGCCGGTTTGTGCAGGACTATCTGGTGTTCGGCAATACGTATCTGGAGAAGCGTACCAACCGCCTCGGCGGGGTGATTGGGCTGGAGCCTGCCCTGGCGAAGTTTACGCGGCGCGGAACCGATCTCGACACCTACTGGTTTGTGCAGTACGGACTCAGCACGCAGCCTTACCAGTTCACGCCGGGCAACGTGTTCCACCTGATGGAGCCGGATCTGAATCAGGAAGTTTACGGCCTGCCGGAATATCTTTCGGCCATCCCGTCTACGCTGCTGAACGAGTCGGCGACGCTGTTCCGTCGCAAGTATTACCTTAACGGCAGCCATGCGGGTTACATCATGTACGTTACGGACCCGTCTCAGAATCAGGAAGATGTGGACGCCATGCGCCAGGCGATGAAAAGCGCGAAGGGCCCTGGCAACTTCCGCAACCTGTTCATGTATTCGCCGAGCGGGAAAAAGGACGGCATTCAGATCATCCCGCTGTCAGAGGTAGCGGCAAAGGATGAGTTTCTGAACATCAAGAACGTGAGCCGGGATGACATGCTGGCCGCGCACCGGGTGCCGCCGCAGATGATGGGCATTATCCCGAACAACACTGGCGGGTTCGGTGACGTGGAGAAGGCCAGCCGCGTGTTCGTGCGCAATGAACTGATGCCGCTGCAAAAACGCTTTGAAGAGCTGAACGCCTGGCTGGGTGAAGAGGTGATCAGATTCACGCCTTATAGTCTCGACCTGGCCGACGAAAGCCGCCCCGCCTGACGTTTCATTGCCACCCCTCACCAGAGCGCCTCAGCAGCATCCTGCGGGGCGCTCTTTTTTTGCGCCTTTCGCCTCAGTCCCACGTCGCCGACGCGCCAGCGGCCCGTAAATTGCGCCGGATTTTGACCATCTGCACCCCGCAGCGCGCGCTCGTACCCCCGCCACGCCTGCCCGCTTTACGTAGTGGTTTTCATGCAGGTGCATGACATAAGCAAAAGCCCGCCATTACTGGCGGGCCTAGGCATAAACGATCCTTTCGGGATCATGCGAATTCATGCAGCATAGACATGCACATAACAAAAAACCGCCTTGCGGCGGTTCTTTGTTATGCATAAGCAAAGTTATCTGCTTCAACAAGTCTAGCAACTTGTCGATCAGGCAGTAACATGACAGCTTGTTCTAAGCTCTGCCTGTCGGTTACGAGAGTTAGTAAGGAGTTTGCAGCCTTAACAACCTTCGCAACAGTAGCTATAGCCAGATAAATCGGGAAGGTATAAGCAATCAACATTAAGTTATTGACTACATACACTTTTTCCAATATTTCCGCAGACTGCATAATGCTTTTATTGATAACCTCATTGTCGCAACGATGAAACAAATCGATTTCTCGATTAATTTTCGCTTGAATGTCAGGGTTTGTAGCTAAACGACGCTTTGCCCTTACGCGATTGGTGATAGTCATCAAATGTAAACGGTTAATAGCATTGTTAAGCGCTTCATGAACCAACTGCGCTGCCTGGGTGTTATCCTCAGAATGATTTGCGATTATCTGGTTTCGTACCTCATCCCTTAACTCAAATAACTTATTGCGATAATGCAGTCTGAGCGACGGCAAAAGGATACGTTCGTATATAAAATGTGCTGCTGCCATACATAACAGCACATAGAAAAGCACTGTCAGCATAGATTCTCCTTTGTTTACTACTTATCGCTGGTACCTAATGGAATTGTAGTCCGCGCTTGCTGATGCTGCGTTTTTTCGTTTCCAATTCTACGGGCTTCAGTGCTAAAACAGCGTCTCATCACTGCAGCATGCCAAGCCCATGCAAGTACAAGTATCACTGCCAAAATGTACCCGATAAGAGAGTGATCAACTAAACCATCCAAAATCCGATTGGCTAGTTTTCCAACTTCTTCCGATGGCATACGCCATGCGGCAATCATCAACACGATACTGATCGTGATAGGCACTAACTGGCCTGTGGTCATGGCCTTTATTAGAACATCTCGGACTGCCTGAGCAACGGTCACAGGAGCCGGCCTAGGACTACGTCCTTTTGTTTTCCCCATTATCAATCAGCCGCGGTTATGATTTTGGGGGCCGAGTTTACATCCAGCAAACTAATCTCGTCAAAGTGACAATGAGATTTTTCTGCCTTTGTGTGAGATGCAATAAAACCAATGCCTCATTAGTCATCTAAAGGTAGCCGAAAATCAACCATTTTTACGATTACAAGACAGATTTTAGGACTCTCACACAAGATATAGTGTCCGCCTTCTGGCGCACACCTATCAATGCGATTCGTAAGTACAATCGGCCAAACAAAAAAAAAGTTGAGGCTCACATACCTTAAGAGCCCAAGAGTTTTTTTTAGTTCATTAATCAGGATACTGAATAGGGCAGGGTGAGCTTTGCTGTCGATATGCCAATGAGGACATGAACCGAATGGCTAACGCCTCGCGCGCTCGTTGTTCAACCCTGCCGCCGTCAAAATCGAGCTTTTGACGTCTGCACGGTTATCAGTGCAACCAGCTGTCATCTTCCCAGACGTTCTGGAGCAGATCATTGACTCGTCGCCTGTCCTCGTCAATTTCGAGGCCGGGCATTTCTATTCTGGTGTGGCTACCCTGACGAACTTGCACCACAGCATCAGGAAACAGCGCTACTACGCGTCTGTTAACTTCGGTATGGAAAGCCTCAAGGACTGGCTGGCTTATTTTGTGGTTTTTATCGAGCATGATTTCAATTCGCATCGCAATCTCCTTATTCAGCAGCGTAGAAGATTTCCTCATCAGCATCCTGACGAGTTTCTGAGTTTGCCAACTCGGCAATAATGGTGAGTGCCAGTTTCAGGTCAGACGGCTTGCAGTTAGCAATCAGCGAAACCTCCGCAATAAACTGCATGCACGCCATTTTTTTATGCATCTGGCTTGATTCCTGAGCCGTCATTTTCCCTCCCCAAATTTTACTGTGTATTTATACAGTA